CGGGATTGAATCCCGTATATCCGATACTCATACCTTTGGTACTTTTGATTATACCTCTTTCGGAGGTGGTTATCATTAGCACCTGAGTATGAGACCAAACCAATACTCCCACAGCCGATCCCAATCACCGGTAGGTTCGAAAGTACCCACCTGGGGATTATCGACTCGACAGCTCGTGCGGCATTCCATAGACCTGCTTGAAACAGGTTGTTGGAGTAGTCGATTAGAGACTGTCTCGACTGGGGTCCGGTTGCCTCTAGTTTGGTCGTCTTTATTGGTGTCACATCGACACCTTTAAAGCAATCCATACCGCAGGATTCCCGAAAGTTACCATGGACAAAACTTTTTCCAAGGTTAACCTTCAGGCCTAAAGCATGGAGCAAACCAACTAGAACAACGTATCCGTGCTTGGGTATGATAATATCATCCCCAAAGACGCGGACCTTGTGACGAAACCGGGCGATAGACTTGCAAAATCTATCGTTGCAAATGAAGTCTTCAGGACTTTTAGCTTCAAAACCGCAAGCGGTTAGAGCTATAATCAAGAAGATGATCGATTGCACCGGAAACGTTACCGCTGTCCCTTGACTGGCGAACTTCTTTGGTTTAAAGTAGTTCGGCTTTGCAGTCTTATCAACTGCATCGCACACCCAGCGGGTACGAGTTGAATGAAGAGCTCGAAGCAAGTTTTCATTCTTGCGGAAAGCCCTTTCAACTACGTAACAAGTAAGCCTATCGCTAGCGGAAGATAAATCAACCGTTGCCATAGACTTATCGAGGGAAGCTTTGGAAACGAGCTCCTGAGAAAGGCCTTGGTTCCTAAAGGAAATAAAATTATTTCCAAAAAGTCCCAATAACCTTTCTTCTAAAAACCGCTTAATGAACTGTTGACACCATTGGTGAGCAACAGGTTCAGCGGCAATTAGTCTAGGTCCCTTAGCTGTTTTTGGAACAGCTAGGAGTCTAGAAGGTGCTTCATGAGCTGAAGGTCGGTGTTCGAGAGGCGACTCGAGATCCATTGGATCAAGAAATTCGCTTCGACATCCTCCGTAATGGGGGACGGCCATGATTTGAGAATCATGACATACCAACTGATCAGCACAAGCTTCTCCCTCTGAGCAAGTCTTGTTAGACTCTGGCCACACATATTCGATTGTCGTCTGACAATCTTCGAGGCTTTGCTTCTCAGCACTGTCTCGATATGTGCGTCCATATCGCTCATAGGGGAAGACTTTTCCGAGCTTATCGGACCATGTAGGGAAGTCATATTTGTACTCCTTGCTAGTTTGATCCGATACAGCACCAGGCCCATGCCTGAAGCCTATTCCATCGGACCAATCGTTGATTGAGGATAAGAAGTCCTCAATTTCGAATTTTCCGATGGCTTGGGAGAAGGCGTCAAAGTTACTTTGAAGCCTTCTAAAGATGGCTCTGTCGAGCGAGGGTTCGACGGCTGGAGTATGGGATGTATCCCAGAACTCAAGCTGCTCACCCCCTCCGCAAGTAGCATGATGGTCGCAAAGATCATCAAAACTACAAGCGTCGTCAAAGCCCAATTCGTTATCACCCCAACTGAGCGTTGGGGCTCTTGCGAATTGTTCGACATTGTAATATTCCTTAAGTACGGCTTTTGTCCGTGCAGAGGAACATACAACTTCTACCTTCTTTCCTAGACAGCAAAGCTGTCTTAAAAAGAAAATAACGGTAGGGTCGGCATCTTCCTTCAGGTTGCCTACACTGTCAAAGATCCGTAACCATAGTCCCCGGAATAATCTGGGCACATGGACTGTCGGTGAAGCTCTTTTGCTTAGAGCGCCACTAACAGTAAGACGGCCACTCTCAAGAGCATCTAAAAGATGTCCGTCGAGAGCCGGGAGGTCAAGTGTGAAAACACCTAAGCCTCTCTCTTTGACTAAAAGGGTGAGTCGCTCGAAATCTCGAACAACGTCCCTTTTATCGTGAGGATACGCCAGGGAATAGTCCGTAAGGACTCCCCTTGCAACCTCAAGCAAACCATTAACTTGGCTTTTCATATCAGAGTCCTTTCGGATGATGATATTCCAAGCCACTGCACATTCAACTAGCCAACGAGAGTCTTACGACTCCCAATTGAGCAGCTTGGTGAAATTGGCTTCCGTCTGGAAACCACTAACACCGGCTGCAAACTTGGCCGAGCTGACAACAGTGTCAGCCTGATCGTTCTCAAGCACAGAGTAGTACTTGCGAACCGTTGGAATAGTTGCTGGAGCTACTGGAAACACCGTTTCGGTTAGCTCGATGTTGTGTCGGTCTACACCGATACCACCTCGAGTTTTATCCTTATACGATGAGTTCCGGAGCTTCAGACGAAACGCCGATGCAGTTTCGCGAAGGTAATATTCCGAACCGTATGAATCTTGATTCACACGATTCAGTACCTTCGCAACAGCATTGATCGTAATCGTAATAGTGTCAGTGAACATGGTATGCTTCCTTGTCAGTATTTAGTTTAGGATGACCTCGGCACTCGCCGGGTCACCCCGATACTGCCAAGAATCGATAACTGCCTGTAATTCAAAATAGGCAGCTGGGCGGAAATAGGAACGTGAGAAACCGTCCTCCGCGTCTTTGTCTCATTCCTCCACGTCCCGTCTGAACAGTACGGGTCGAAAGGAAATCGGCAATTAGC